CTCTCAACTTGGTCAGCATCGCTGAACAGTAAGTGTCCAAAAGTGGGACGAAAGAATAAGCTTGATAGTTGCCGATCATCATGGCTTTGACAATCGGTTTCTTGTGCTTGATAAGAGCATAGCCTATCTTGGGAAGTTGTTTGCCGGGTTTAGCACCCAACACAAAGGTCTCGATACCGTTGACCACGGCAGGCCAAAAGACGCCAGAGCAAAATTCCGCTTTTGCTAGCGACTCGTGGATTTTCACTTTCGGAATGAACCCGTAGGATCGCAATCTACTCTCTATTGCGGCCTTGATTTCATCCTTGGTGAGTCCTGAGGCGATGTACCATTTCTGTTTCACTATACTGGTGTTATCATCGCCGTGCACGGCAATCACGCCAAAATCTGGTCCAAAGATTCTGTCGAGAGTGTCCGCTGCGGTCAGACCGGTGTTTTCTGAGTTGCCCACAGATGTCTCGGGGTCTCCTGAGCACATACCAAAATCGGTGTAGTACTTGACTCCGTGTCGCGTGTAACCTACGATATTGCGGTGGTGGTCGTAAACTTCGGATGCATCTCCGAATTCGTCCATTCCAGCCGCAGTCAAAGCAGCACCAGTCAGATTGTTCGGCCCTTCTCTCTGGGTACCGTCGTAACTGGTCATGTCGACCTCGATGATTAAATCACCGGGCTCGTAGTTGTCAGCCATCCATTGGCCAACTTGTATGCCAGTTGCGCCGGAAGTGTAAAAGAACATTCCGGTACCATTCCACTGCTTAGCAAGTGCTTTGGCATACTGTTGCACGAAAGGACCTAGCGTCACGTTGGCTTCATCAGTTGCTCCCTGAATCGCTCGGGGAGTATGACCCTCATAACCATCCGCTGTTGATTTGAGAAGTTTCTCAATCTTGACGAAAGTTTTTCGGATGAAGTCAGCGCGCTCAAGAGGCCGAGACATTAATTTTTGCCATGCTGCAAGTTGATTCTTACGTCTACCCGCCGGGAAGCCTGCGTTCCACTTAAGAAACGCGCGATCGATGTCAAAATCGATCATGGACTTGATTTCAGCGAAATCAATCCATTTCCTAGCGATCGCCTTTGCAAGGAGATCATCCCAGATCCCTGGCTCAGGCTCGTCCACAGCCATGCACACGCGGTTCGATAAAGCCAGAATTTCATTTTCCTGGTTCGAAGTGGACACTATTGGAATGTGTCCCGCGAAAGTGGTGGTGTGTTGGTACAAGGATTTCTTGTCCAAAACATCTTCAACTTTTTGTGCGATTATTCCGGCTTTCTTCCGGAGCTGTTTCGCAACAACAGTAGAAGTTGTTGACATGTATTCGAAAACCTCACCTGGAGCAGGCAAGGCGTGAATTACGGGTGC